GCGAATGGAAGGGCGTTATCAAGCGCGCCGCTGACGATCTGGCGAAGATGGTGCAGGCATCAGAGAGGGTCGCGGCATGAACGGCAACGTCTTCACGTTCCCCAACAAGGGAAAGATGACGGCAAATTCGGTCCTTGATGATGCGCGTGACAAGCTGGAGGACTGCATTGTCCTTGGCGTCACGAAGGAAGGGGATGCCTATTACAGTGTGTTCGCGCAAGACGCGGGGCAAGTCATCTTTCTACTCCGCGCACTTGAACACGTTGTACTCACACAGGAGTTGAGCGGCGAATGATGCTGATCACGCCAGAATATCGTGAACTGAACCGCAAGTTACATGCAACCAATCCCGTTTATGGCGTCAGCGGGTTCCGTTATGTCGATGCTGCCAGGAGACTGTCTCAATGGGGCAGGCTTGACATTCTGGACTACGGATGCGGCAAGGCCGTCCTCGCAGAGAAGTTAGGCCCCGCATACCGCGTCACCAATTACGACCCTTGCATTGAAGGGCTTGACACGCCGCCCGAACCGCATGACGTGGTGATGTGCACCGATGTCATGGAGCATGTTGAACCCGAGTTCATCATGCCCGTTCTGAAGGACATTCGGCGTCTGACGCGCGAATTTGCGTTCTTTGTCGTATCGACGGAGCCCGCGCAAAAGGTCCTAGAGGATGGCCGGAACGCCCACATTTCGCTTCATCCGCCGAAGTGGTGGCTGGAACGGATGGAAGAAGCAGGGTTTGAGGTGCTTGAGACGATTGACGATGACGGCAAGCACCTGACGTTCGGAGCCGTTTTGCGGTGATGGACGGCGACCTGAAAGCGGCATGGAAGCTGCTTGTTAAAAACGGATACCAGTTCTATCGCAACAAGATATGGAAGGAAGACCCGCAGTTCGTGGCCGTTCGCCAGAAGGTCAAGGACATAGGGATTAGCGGGATACCGGATGACCGTTGTTTTTTCCTTCTTGAGGCGGCGCGGAAACTGACGGTTCCCGGCGATGTGGTGGAATGCGGCGTGAGGTTCGGACGCTCAACCTACTACATCGCCAGCGGCACGGATCGCGGGATTGAGGTATTTGACTCATTTGAGGGGCTTTCGGCACCATCTGAGGAAGATGGCGACAGTTGGAAGGCGGGCGATTGCCTCGCATCCCTTGACGAGTTTGAAGCAAACCTTGACGAGTTCGCGCACCGCATATCGGTTCACAAGGGTTGGATACCCGACACGCTGAAGGAATGCAGGGCAACGCAGATTGCGCTGCTTCACCTGGACCTTGACTTGTATGGGCCGACACTGGCGGCGCTGACCTATTTCTGGCCCCGCGTGGCAAGGGGCGGGTTTGTGATCTGCGACGATTACGGCTCGACGCTCTGCCCCGGAGCGAAGGCCGCATTTGACGAGTTCTTTGCCGGCAAAACGGAAAAACCGCTGGGGTTGCCTAGCGCACAATGCATCGTGACGAAACTCAACTGAAAGGACACCACTTGTACAAGGCGCTGACGAGAGCGGACATTCTCAACGTATGGATTGGCTATGACAGCCGTGAGCCCGAAGCCTTTGAGGTTCTGAAGGCATCCATCCTGAAGCACGCCACGATGGCAGTGAATATCCAGAAGCTTGATGAACGCGCCTTGCGCCATGCGGGCCTCTACCGCCGCACATGGCAGGCTGACGGGTGCCAGAAGGTGGACAAGATCGACGGCAAGCCCTTCAGCACGGAGTTTTCGTTCACGCGGTTCCTGGTGCCTGCGCTTCAGCAGTGGGAAGGCTGGGGGCTCTTCGTAGATTGCGACCAATTGTTCCTGACGGACATTGCCGAAATGCTGCACGAAATGGACCCGGCGAAAGCGGTTCAGGTGTGCCAACAGAACTATCAGCCGACCGAAGGGCTGAAGATGGATGGCCAGAAACAGGAGCGTTACTACCGCAAGAACTGGTCAAGCGTGATGCTGTTCAACTGCGCGCATCCGTCAAATCGCTGGCTGACGCCGGATGTGGTGAACGCGGAACCCGGCTCATGGCTGCATGGTTTTGGGTGGCTGCCGGATGGCGATATTGGCGAGTTAGATCATGGGTGGAATTGGATTGCGGATTGCACAAAGGTAAAGCCGAAGAACGTACATTTTACCTTGGGCGCATGTTGGTTTCCTCATCTTCGCCACGCTGATCAGCCATACTTTGAAGAATGGCGGCAAGCAGCCAAAGAGATTGGCGTGTGGCGTCATATGTGTGAAAAACAGGACAAGCAAACTGCATGAGTTTCAAAAAGGGCTGGGACTCAAGAACCCCAGGAACTTTAGAACAGCATTGGTCACGATATGTAAGTGACCGCCCCGCCAATGCCTGCTGGGAATGGCAGGGAACAAAAGACAAAGACGGGTATGGAAAGTTTTGCCACGACGGGAAGCACCTTCGTGGACATCGAGCTTCCTACATGATCAACTACGGTGAAATACCAGATGGCCTTTTGGTGTGCCACACTTGTGACAATCCATCTTGCGTGAACCCGGCGCATCTTTTCTTGGGTAATACGCGGATCAACACGATTGACATGATTCAAAAGGACCGTGGTCCAAGGCAGAAACTAACAACGCAAGACGTTCTTAAAATCCGCGAGTTACTAGCGGAAGGCTACGGAACGGAGGACCTTTCCATAAAATTCAGGGTTCATAGGTATACTATTTGCCGCATTCGAAGCGGAAGGCGCTGGGGCCATATGCTGAGTGGGGCCGCTGCATGAACTTTCCGAAGCGTGGTGAGATTGCACAGCGCGTGCTTGACCTGACCCGGCCTCAATATGCGCGGGAACCTGTTTCGAAACCATTGATTGCCGTTCCAAAGGACGAATGCCCGAAGTGCGGGAAGCGCGTGGGGCGGGGGCGGTATATGCACATCAAGAACTGCAAGGGGTAAGGAATGACCTCCACCCGGTCCGACATAGAAGCACAGATTGCCGACGATCTGGCTCGTTCCGACCTCACCAGCCAGATCACGGCGGCGGTGAACACGGCCATCCGGTCCTATCGCTTTGAGCGATTGGGCTTCAACGAGGCGTACAAGGTCACGGCCACGCTATCCACGTCAGCCGACACGATGACGCTTGCCAGCCTTTCCGTCCGCTTCCGCAAGCTGGACCGGGTTCGCATTGTCCGCGCGGCGGGGGATTATCTCGACCTCTACCACCGTGATTATGATTGGATCATGTCTCGCCAGGATGTGCGCGTTCTGTGCCAGCCCGTGGAGTATGCCGTATATAACGCCGCTATCCATTTCGACAGCATGGCGGACCAGAACTACACGCTGCTGATGGACGGGCTGAAGGAACTCGGCAACCCGTCTGCGTCCTATTCCGCCAACGACACGGCGGCATGGTTCAATGATGCCCGCGAACTGATCCGGCACCGTGCCAAGCGTGAGGTTTACGCCAACGTGCTGAAGGACATGGAACTCGCAGCGGCGGCGGGTGCATCCGAGAAAGACGCCCTTCGCATTCTCAAGGCCGAAATGGGCGAACAGATCAGCACGGGCTTCATTCGCCCGACAGAGTTCTAACCATGCGAGTCCTGTTCGGACGGCTACAATCTGACCAGCCCGACCTCCTCAACGGCGACCTTGAGGAAGCGGAAAACTGCGTCCCGTATATCACGTCATACGGGCCATTTCCCGAACCTGTGGCCTATTCCGCAGCCGCTCCGACCACTGTTCGCGGTGCGTACTCGACCAAAGACCTATCTGGCACCGTGTTTACCGTGCTGGCTACGGAAGGCAAGCTGTACAAGGAAAGCAGCACGGCGCTCAACGACATATCCCGCACGGCGTCTTACACAACCGCCAACGATGGCCCGAATTGGGAATTTGAAACCTTCGGAAACACGGTCATTGCCGCGAATGGCGCTGACCCCATGCAGATTTACACCATCGGCACGTCATCGGCCTTTGTTAATCAGTCTGCTTCCGCATCCGCCCCCGTTGCGCGTCATATATCCGTGGTGCGCGACTTCCTGTTCACTGGCCATCAGCCGAACCTCGAAAACCGCGTCCAGTGGTCCCGCATCAACAACCCGCTCCGCTTCGGCGTCTCGCAGCGGTTTCAGTCCGACTTTCAGGACTTGCCTGGAACTGACCAGATCATCAAGAAAGTCACGGGCGGCGACTTCGCGGCCATCCTGACCAATACATCCGTCTGGCGTGCTACCTATGTCGGCGCACCCATCATTTTCCGCTTTGACGAGGTGGCGCGAAACGTCGGTTGTCTTGCATCCGGTTCCGCCGCCCGGTTCCAGAACCTGACCTTCTTCCTTGCCGACTCTGGCATGTATGCCTTCGACGGGCAGACGGCCAACCCCATCGGCATTGAACAGGTCGATGAAAAGATATTGGACGAAATAAACAAGGCGTACCTTTACCGCGTCACGTCCACCATCGACCCGGTAAACCGCCTCTATCTCATGGCCTATCCGTCTACGGCGTCCACGGACGGCACCTGTGACCGTATCGCGATCTATTCATGGGCCAAGCAGCGGTGGGCGTTTGCCTCGGAAGCCATCGAAGTCCTATTCAATCACATGACGAGCGGCTACACGCTTGAGGGCCTGGACGCGCTTGGCACGCTTGAAACGCTGGCCTTCTCGCTGGACAGCAGCGCATGGCAGGGCGGGCTTTCGGCGCTTTCTTGCGTCGGAATCGACCACAAGATTGCACGCTTTACCGGAAGCGCGAAAACGGCACGGTTCACCACGGGCGAAGCAGAACTTGTTACAGACGCTCGGGCTTTTGTGCGGTCGCTTCGGCCCTTGGTGCAGGGCAACTCCTCGACGGGTGTCAATATTGAGGTTGGCGGGCGCGACAGGCTGGTTGACAGTGTATCGTGGACGCCCGCTTCCATCATGAACGCCACGGGCACATGCCCGGTTCGGTCCAATGCTCGGTATCATCGGCTCCGCATGGAAGTTTCCGGCGGGTTTGACCGCGTCATCGGGTCGGAGGTCGAGTTTACCAAGGAAGGCGTTCGGTGAGCAGGGTCTTTGAACT